CAGATGTACGTATACTGAACAATGATTCAGTCTGTGCTGACTTCGAAGCTTCTGAAGCATATTTCCATACAATAGATTCATCTGCTGGAAATGCGGATATGAAATACGATACTAGTGATGGTGAAATGACATATTCAACCTCAACTAGAAATATAAAGAAAAATATTGTAGAAATATCAGGTTCAGATGATATACTAAAAGTAAAGTCAGTAAGTTATGATTACAAAGATGGTTCAGGTAAGGACATAGGTTTTATTGCAGAAGATGTTGCAGCTGTTAATCCTGAATTTGCAAAATATGGCCCAGACTTCGTATACGATGATAATGGAAGAAAAGTACACAAAATTGGTAAATGGGAAGAAGATGCGAATGGTAAATTGGTTCCGAAACAAGGTGCGTTTCCAAAAGGTACTGGACCAAAAGATAGATATGAAAAACATAGTGATAATCAAGTTCCTATCGATATTAATGTAAGAGCATTATTATCTCATGCAATACAGAAAATACAAGACTTGGAAGCTAGATTGAAATCATTAGAGAATGCATAATTCATAATATTTATATATAGATGAAAACTTTAGGACACGAAATAATAGAACAGATGTTATCTGAGTCACCAGTGAAAACTGTATTGGTAGTATATCCGGGCAGATTTCAACCAATGGGACAACATCATGCTGCAGTTTATAAAAAATTGGCAAGCAAATTTGGTAAATCAAATACATTTGTTGTAACATCAGACAAAGTTGCATTACCTAAATCTCCATTGAATTTCAAAGAAAAGGAAATGGTAATGCGAAAACATGGAATAACAAATGTTGTTCAAGTCCGAAACCCATATCAAGCACAAGAGTTGACTAGCAAATATGATCCAGAAACAACTGCATTATTATTTGCTGTAGGTAAAAAAGATATGATGGAAAATCCTAGATTCAAAATAGGATTAAAGAAAAATGGAGAACCTAGTTATTTTCAAGATTATGAAGCAAATAAAAATAATCTGCAACCATTTACTCAACATGGATATTTAGTTGTTGCACCGCATGTTGATATTCAAATACCTGGCTTTGGAGAAATGTCCGGAACTACATTAAGACAAGTATTAGCAACAGCTGATGCAGAAACATTTAAAGATGTTATGGGATTTTTTGATCCTAAAATATATAACATGTTACAAACTAAGTTTTCTTCATTACGTACGGAAACAATAGAATCATTTTTAACTGAGAATAGTTTAACCGGAATTGGAGATACATCTGCAGATGATGGTCCTAGATACTTATATGGAAATCAAGCTACATATAGAAAAAAGACTGCAGAAATGGCTAGACGATTAGGATATGAGGTAGTAAATTATATAGTTAAAGACAACCCAATTGAAGTACATGACACAAATTATCCAGATGGACCCCCATTAACAGTTTCATATTTTCCTACCGGCGTAAAAGGAGGAGATTTTGCAGGTACAGATTATTTGAAAAATTATAAAGGTAATCCTGCATATTCATTATGGAAAAAAGAAATACAAAAAATAGCTCAAGTCGTAGGATATAAGTTTTTAGATTTTCTAGGAGCAGAAGATTCTATAGAATCTAGTAAAAAGGAAAAGTTAGGAACACCTACAGGACTAATGGAAGATTTCAATGTACCTATCAATATAGGTGATACAGTGATGATGGGCAAGTTTAAAAATAAACCTGTCGTTGTACAAACAATTCAAATCAGTCAAAAAGGAGATTTATTAATAAATGGCAAATCGGCTGCTCGATTTAGAATAATACCAAAAGAAGAAAAACAAGCATTAACTAAAGAGTGGTGGAGCGATTCGTTAAAAGAATTGTTAACAGAGGCAAAGGCAAATACACATTTAACTCATTTAGAAGAATTAGTTTTGACTCAAGGAGAATCTGGATATAAACAAGCAAGATCATTTTTAGTTGAACTACTAAAAAATCTAGCAGGTAATTCAAATACCAAAATAAACACATCAGTTAAATGGGACGGAGCTCCGGCGATATTTACAGGAATCAATCCTGATAATGGACAGTTCTTTGTAGGAACAAAGTCAGTATTTAATAAAGTACCTAAGATTAACTATACAATGGAAGATATAGATGCTAACCATGGACAAGCTCCTGGTCTAGCAGATAAATTGAAGTTGGCATTACAATATTTTCCATCATTAGGTATAAAAAATATTCTGCAAGGAGATTTTATGTTTGATTCGAGTATGGTTAAAAATACAAATATAGATGGTAAGCCACATTTGTCATTCAGACCAAATACAATTACATATGCAGTAGAATCAGATTCTGAATTAGGAAAACAAGTTGCAGCAGCAAAAATTGGTATAGTATTTCATACAACATATCAGTCATTATCTTCAGGAGCTAGTTTTGGAGCAGATGTAAGTGGATTGAATCAAACTAGAGATGTTTGGTTTGATGATGCATTTTTTAAAGATTCAACAGGTATAGTTACATTAACAGTCGAAGAAGCAAAAGAAGTACAAAATTTAATTAAAAAAGCAGATTCTATTAAAGTTAATTATGATAACTTACCAATGGCAGATCTTAATGTTTATTTGAACAAAGAAATCAAATCTGGACAATTTGTTAATAATCCTAAGGTATCATTTAAAGCATTTCAAAAATGGTATAAAATGACAAGAATCGATAAACGTATTGAAAAATTAAAATCTGAAAAAGGAAAAATGAAAGCTATAGCTGCTGGACAAGAACAAATGAAAATGTTTCAAAGAAGGCAACAAGATATAGTAAATTTATTTCAAGTATCAAAATTATTGTCAGACGCCAAACTTATATTTGTACGTAAATATAACAATGCTATTTATAATACAAAACATTTTGTAGACGATGGTAAAGGAGGCTTAAGAGTCACTGCACCAGAAGGATATGTTGCAGTTGATAGAATAGGCAATGGAGTTAAATTTGTAGATAGGATAGAATTTAGTAGAGCAAATTTTGCTATGGATAAAGGCTTTACAAAATAGTATTGATAAGTGAAACATAGCATATTTATATTAAAATAAAGGGACAGACCAATGAAAGAAACAACATTAAGAAACATGATCAGAAAACAGATCAAAGAATCTTTGAAAGAAGCTCCTATGGCAAGAACAGCTGTTGGACAAAAATTAGGTTCGGTAGAAAAAATGGCCGGCGTTAAAATGTTAAAAAAAGCATTAGACCAAGGATCACCAATACAACAAGCAGCAGGATTACTTCAAGTAGTACAAGCTATTTCAGGTAACAACCCTGCAGTATCAAAGCAATTAGCAAGAATGTTAATGAAGAAAGATAATCAGGCGGGAGATATGGGTAAGCCAGATGGCGCAGCTGATAGATTTGAATCAGTAGATGAAGACAAAACATTATCTACTAAATTTGGTAAAGTTGATGATACACAAGCTATGAAAATGTTAAAAAGTACATTAGGAAATAAAGGTGCAAATGTTCAAGGCGATTTTGTATTAGATTTGATAAAAAGCTTAGGCCTTAAGCCTCAAGCAAAAAATCGTATCAAAATGAAGATTAAGGATATCTTTAATTAATATGAGCAATAAGTTACAAAATGTGAAAGCTATCAAGCAGATGCTTGCTGGCGAACACCGAACCCAAACACGTAAATCAATTTATACAGGTAAAACAAAATCAAAAGAATTAGAAGTAATAGAATCTTTTGAAGATGGTAAACCTAAAGTATGGATTGAAACAGATACAAAAGGATTCAGAACAAGAGTTACACAACATGATGGATTTACAACACGTCAGCCAGAAAATTCAATATTAAAGAAAGTTCAAGATACTCTTAAAGTACCAGATGAATGTCCCAAATGTGGTACAAATATGCGAGAAAAAGAAAAATCTTTGAACTTTAAATTTTATTTCAAACGTGGTAAGTGTTTTGGTTGTGTTTTAACAGAAGAAAGAAAAATTAAACAACAAGGACCAGAAGCCTGGCAAAAGTATCAAAAAGAAATCATGTTATCAAATGCAGAATCATGGTTTAAAGATACCGATAAAGAAGTTGAAATTGTAAAACAACAAGTAAAAGAAACTACTTGGGAAAATGCAGATGGTGAAAGAAATGAGATTGATATTTCTTCTTTCATTGAAAAGATTGAAAAAGATTATAATAAATTAAAAGAAGATATTAGATCTTCATTTGAGGCATAAAGTGAAACTATCCAATCTAATAGTAGAAAATGTAGAAGCAGAAATAGAAGATGTATTTGATACTCTTGAAAAAGATATTCAAAAACTAAACTTAGATGCACCTGAATCAGAAGCACTCATAACAGGTGCTGGCTCATTGACATTAGCTGGTGTTGCTTTATCATTCGGCGAAATATCAAGACTATTAGGAAAATTTGTAAATTTAATAAGTAAGATACCAGGATTTAAAAGTTTATCTGGAGATAAATTGATTTCATTTGGAGAAGAATATCATCATGCAATTATTGGTGCATTTGAAAAGGTTATTAAATTAGCTGGAGTAAAAGATACTGCAAAGGCACATAAAGCTGCTGAACTACTTCATATGGTAGTAGTGGGTTTATTATTATATAAAGGTGTTGGTGGAATGGCATCGAAATTTGGTAAAGGACAATTTGCTGGAGCTACTTTTAAAGGTGTATTGAATGCAATTAAAAGTAACGAACTAGGAGTATTCCTTAAGGATGCATTTGGTTCAATTTAATAGATTAAAATAGAGAAATAGTTATGAGTATAATAACAAAATTATTTTCAGGCGGCGCAGCCGATTTAGTAAAAGGTGTAGGTGGAGTAATAGATAACTTACATACTTCAAAGGAAGAAAAATTAGAAGCCGAACAAAAGATAAAAGAATTAGTCGCACAATACGAAATAGAAATGGAAAAGAATATCACAGACAGATGGAAAGCTGATATGAATTCTGATTCTTGGTTATCTAAAAACGTAAGACCATTAGTGCTTATATTTCTAGTTGTATGTACAGTTCTTATGATATTTATAGATGCAGGAACAATTGCTTTTGAAGTAGAACAAAAATGGACAGATCTTTTACAATTAGTACTTATTACGGTCATAGGTGCATACTTTGGCGGCCGTTCATTTGAAAAAAGTAAAAAATAAGCAGTTCTTTTATTTGTTTTTCTGCAAATAATTTCTTATATTAAGGTATAATATGGCGGTAAAGAAAAGCATAAAAGAGATCATACGTGATGAATATAAAAGGTGTTCTCAAGACCCCGTACATTTCATGCGTAAGTATTGTATTATACAACATCCTACTAAAGGTAAGATGTATTTCAATCTATATCCTTTCCAAGAAGAAGCATTAAATGAATTCAAAAACAACAGATATAATATTGTTTTAAAGTCTAGACAGCTAGGTATATCAACTTTATCTGCTGGATATTCATTATGGTGTATGATTTTCAAATCAGATTATAATGTATTAGTTATTGCAACAAAACAAGATGTAGCAAAGAATCTTGTTACAAAAGTAAGAGTAATGCATGATAATTTACCTTCATGGTTAAAAGGAAAGACCATGGAAGATAATAAACTTTCATTGAGATTTAAAAATGGTTCACAAATTAAAGCTATATCATCTAAAGGAGATGCTGGTAGATCTGAAGCATTATCATTACTAGTAATTGATGAAGCAGCATTTGTTGATAGAATTGATGAAATATGGACTGCGGCACAACAAACATTAGCAACAGGTGGTGGAGCTATTATGTTATCAACACCAAACGGTACAGGTAATTTATTTCATAAAACATGGACACAAGCCGAAGCCGGCGGACAATTTAATCCTATCAAATTACATTGGACCGTACATCCAGAAAGAGATCAAAAATGGAGAGATCTTCAAACAGAATTATTAGGAGAAAAAAGTGCTGCACAAGAATGTGATTGCGACTTTATATCATCAGGTCATACAGTAGTAGATGGTCCTATCATTCAATGGTATGAACAAACATATGTAGAAGATCCAAAAGAAAAAAGAGGATTTGATGGCAACTATTGGATATGGGAATATCCAAACTATTCTAATTCATATGTAGTAGTAGCGGACGTTGCCAGAGGCGATGGAGGAGATTATTCTGCATTCCATGTATTAGATATAAAAACAATGCAACAAGTTGCTGAATATAAAGGAAAAATAGGAACTACAGAATATGGGAATATGTTAGTTGCTGTTGCAACAGAATGGAACAATGCATTATTAGTTATTGAAAATGCAAACATAGGATGGGCAGTAATACAGGTTGCAATTGATAAGGGATATGAAAATTTATATTATTCTTATAAACAAGATGCATATGTTGATGAAGATGTACATTTGAGAAAAGGATATGATTTAAAGGGTAAAGGACAAAAGGTTCCTGGCTTTTCTACTACATCAAAAACAAGACCGTTAATCATATCTAAATTAGAAACATATTTTAGAGAAAAATCACCAATTGTAAAGTCAAAACGATTGGTAGATGAATTATATGTCTTTATATGGAACGGAAGTAGAGCAGAAGCACAAAGAGGATATAATGATGATTTAGTAATGTCATTTGGTATTGCATTATGGGTTAGAGATACTGCATTAAGATTACATCAACAAGGTGTTGATTTATCTAGAAAGGCATTAGGAGGTTTTGGTAAATCAGCAGGAGTATATTCAACAGGAACAGATAGACCAAAAGAATGGCAATGGAAATCAGGTGATAAGGACAATGAAGATTTAACCTGGCTTTTGAAGTAACAAGATATTTATATAAAATTGGAAAATTATGGCAGACACATCATTAAGAGCGCGATTAGGCAGATTATTTGCAACAAATGTAGTTGTTAGAAGGATTGCAAAAAATCGTCTTAAGGCCGTTGATACAAATCGATTACAATCGACAGGAAATTTAACTAACAAAAGATATGTTGATAGATTTTCTGGCGTACATAGAGGTATGCCGGGCTACGGATCATACAATCAAAGTCAAACATTTCATACATCTAAAATAGAATTATTTACAGATTATGAAGCAATGGATATGGACCCAATAATAGCATCGGCATTAGATATTTATTCAGACGAATCAACAGTAAAAGATGCAGATGGAGATACATTAACAATACGTTCTTCAAATGATGAAATTAGAAAAATATTAAGAAATCTATTTTATGACGTTTTAAATATAGATTATAATCTATGGCCATGGATTAGAAATGCATGTAAATATGGAGATTTCTACTTACATCTAGATGTTGAAGAAGAAATTGGAATTGTAAACGTAACACCTGTATCAGCATATGAAATTAGACGTGATGAAGGATTT